GGTGTCACCAAGCCGGCGCACGATGGCCAGGTAATCGGTGTCGTCCGCAATCCCCGGCACCTTCAAGTAGGCCAGGGCCATGGCGATCGAGCTGGTCTGGCATTGGCGCCACCCCTCGGGCCCGTCGCTCAGGTCAAGCTGGGAAAAAAATGGAACTGGGAGGCTGACGGTAGGCAATGAGGCCATGACCAGCGGGATTAAGCTGCTGTCAAGATCCTAGGCCTGATTTCGCGTGCCCTCGTTCACCTACGCCAATGCCTACCTAACTTCCATCGCAACCCCAGCAGCCCCGTTGACTGGCACATGGTACGGGCAATTAATGGGGCCTGAGTTTGTGTTCGACCCTGACACCATGGACACACGGGCATCGGTAACCAGTGGCGAAATCACCCCGGTAGGCAGCTACGCAGCAGGCGGCAAAGCCGTTGCCGTAACCATCGCCACGGCAAGCGCGATCGTCACAACGACCATCGCCCAGACGCAATGGAGCGACGCCAACATTACGGGCGCTCAGGGCATGCTGATTTATTATCGCCCTACAGGCTCGATACCATCTGAACAATACATACTAGGATGGAACAATTTCGGGTCGCCGCAAAATCACGTAGGCGGAATTTTCAGGGTTGAGGCTGTGAGCTTTGACGCGGCTTTCCTGGGAGGCGGTGCGCACACAGTCCCGACCGCCACCCTCACAGCCATTTTCAATGAACAGCTAATACTTTCTACTGCCACGGTTTACGCGATGCTTCTGACAGCAAGCTACACGCCAAACGTAGCGCATTCCTTTAGGTCGAGCCTGACAGCTTTTGAGGTGTCAGCCGCTGGCTACACTGCTGGGGGTATCGTGTGCCAGCTGACTATTAATCGCGATGACACAGCAAACAAAACAATCATTAAATTTAATGGGCCAATCTTTCCAGCCGCTACATATACAGCCCAGTACGTTGCATTTTACCAGCGGCTTGGTGGTGCTTCCAGTGCTGATCGAGTGATTTTAATAATGAATTTCGGAGCCCCATACTCCTCAGGCGGTAACGTGTTTGCCGTTGGAGATAACACCATAGAAATTTCTGCACTAACTTCTTGATGAATTTTCCTGCATCCCTATCCCTCATCGGTAGGCCGCACACCCTCGGGGGATTCAGCATCGCCGATGAATTTGACCGGCAGTTCCGGACGGGCGATGCCATCCGGGGCCAAACCCTGGAGCTGCCGTTGCCACTGTTGAACCCTTCGCAGTTCGATGATCTCCAGGAGCACTGGCGCACGGTGGGGTTGCTGTCAGCCTGGAGCCTGCCGGCTGCCGCATGGGTGGGCCGGGCATCACCGCCGCCGGTGACTTTGTGGCGCTATGCGTCGGCGCCCAGGTGGGGCCTGCGACCTGGGGGGCTGTGGCTGGTGACTGGGGTGTCGGTGGTCGCCGTGCAATGATCAAAAAATCGGCAGCGGTCCGGCAGGAACAACATGGGGCCTGGCTGCTAGCGTTACCTGGAAATCATTCATATAACCATGGAAGCCGAAAACCCCAATACTGAAACCGTAAGTACCAGCGTAAAGACCAATATCAATAAACCCTTGTGAAAAATTATCAGGCCAGTCTCTACCCGGTTCTGCTAGCACTGGATCACAGGAGAGAATGCCGTCTGCGGTTGTGCCAATAGATGTTCTTACCGCTCCATTAGTGCGAGTTTGCTGGAAAAAATACCAAGTGTTGTCGAAGACGTTAGATAATGATTCATTAATGGTAGCATTATCCTTCTGAATTTGAACGCTGCTTTGATTGTTTATTACATTATACAGCCCAGCACGCAATCCGCTAGTTGTTCCGCTGACATTGGCAAATTCAAACAAGCCATTGTTTGTAACACCAATTGATCGGAACCAAAAACGAATTGTATAATCACTTGTATTTATGCTTCTTGATAATGCAACTGCAAGCCAATCTCTATCACCATCAAAATAAGCACTACCATTGCCCCATTTGCTTTGAGCGGTGCTGATTTTTGTGTTGCCTTGTGGGGTTGCGGTTGAACCCGTTTCACTGGCATCGAAAAATGTTGGGCTGTTATTTTCGCCAGTCATTGGCAAATGCAAAATAACAGAACCGTACAAAGGATCATTAAGCGGTGTAGAAATAACACTTGCTGCCGTTGGCCTGAGCACCAAAAACGAGCGATCCCCTGGGGGTGTCGTCACGACCCCGGCCGCTGTGGGTGTCAGCCGGATACTCGAGGTAGCCCCCGGCGGCCCGGCTGGCAGTGACCGGGCGGGATAGGCTCGCAGCACGATGCGGGATGTGGCGCTCGGCACCTGGGCCACCCGCACCCGCACCGCCCGAAAAGCACAGGTCAGGAAATACAGCTCGGAGCCCGCAACCGATCGAATATCTTCTTGTTGAGGGGCACTCGCGTAGACCCAGGCGTAGCCAGGCTGCGACAGCGCCGGGGCCAGGGTGATGGCATCGAACGCAAACGGCCGGCCCTGCTGGCTGGCCTGGTGTGCGCGTACGCTGTTGGCCTCGGCCTCGGAAAGGTTCTGAAACGGCAGGGTCAACAGATCGCCGGTGGCCAGCGTGTCTGCCGTGGTGGTGACGGTGCTGCCGTCATAGCCCTGAACCACCGTTGCAGGGATTGCACCTGGGGTGATGATGGCGTCGGCAGGGATCAAAGCGGGAAAGTTGGCCATTATATGTAGCCAGGACTTAATGATTGGGTTAGCCATTGATACACCCACCCATTTACGCCGCCTACAAAATCGGACTTAAAGTAATCGTTTGCAACAGCAAAGCTCCCGTCTGCATTAAAAACACTGACCACAAGATAGTCAATTCCGTTGTCGTCTTGGGTTATATTGGTTACTCTTGCTGTCTGGCCAGGGGTGATGAAAATATTCCGTTGCTCAATTCGAGCCTCTGGAAAGCCGCTCAGGTCCAGCCCGCCCCACGCGCTTTCGTTTATACGTCTAAGACCAACAATGAGCGTATATTTTGTGAAGTCTGCCGGGGGTTGAGGTGGTAACGGCGGATCTGCCGGGCCGTCAGGCGTGCTGGGGTAGGTCGGGATGCCAGGGGGCTCGACAGGGCCAGTCGGTGGCAGCGGAGCAGGGGCGCCACCACCACCGCCACCACCGCCACCCGTGGGCCCAGCTGGAGGAACCGGGGATGGCCCGCTGCGCCAACCGCCGTCCACAAATTCGCCTGGCCCAGGCTTGCGTCCGTTACGGGCGTAGAACCAGACCTGATCATCTGTCCAGGCGTCAGCATCCTCGGGGGGGATCGAGCAATCGGTGGCCCTGCTGGGATCCGCATCGCAGGAGGGGGCGGAATCCCCTGATGGCCAGATGCCGCCGTGGGCAGTGACCGCCGCAACATCGAGGGCCACCAGCGACCGATGCAGTGCGTCAACCGGGCATTGCTCCAGGGCCAGTTTCAGCTGACCATCTCGGCTGATATTGGTGCTGGTGATCCAGTACCACTCGCGCAGCTGATCAGTCGTTCCGGCCTCCAGATCAGTGCGATCCAGCTGCAATGCAATCAACTCACCTTCGCCCAGGGTGGAATTCCAATAGCCAGGCTTGATGGCCACAGATGCTGTGTGGGTGATGTATCGGCGCTTTGCCTGACCAAACCGCATCGCCCTAACTGCATGAATTTCGGTGGTAACGGATTGAGTTAGATCATGCTCCTCTGTTGGCGCAGTATCTGGGGTGTCGCCGTAGCTTACTGGCGTGGTTCGGATCATTCGATCCAGTCCCGCGCCACCCTGTTGCCGCCATGCCGCTAGCGCCACATAAGGCCTTCTAGCCTCGGGACCCACACCCTGAAATGTGTAGCTGCCATCAACAATCGATTCGTTGTTGAAAACCCATTCAGGCTGCAGCGGGCCAGTGTCAATCGCGCCCGATGGCGTAACGGGCAGCAATGGCCGCAGGCCGTAGCGGCCATTGATTTTAGTTTCTCGGACCATGTAATAGGGCCCAATCTTGCTCATCAAATCGCTGATACTGGTTGGGCCAGATAGCTCGCCATTCCAAAACAGCCCATTAACATCCATGAATCGAGCTGCTGTAGTTAGTGATTCTCGATCAATCTGCACATCTGAAGTGTGGCCATCATTGTTCAGAAGGAATAAGTATAAATCAGCCAGGTTATTAGAGCTGCCGTAAGTGTTATCCAGGAGCCTGGTTGTTTCGACGCCATTGCGAATGAATAGATGAATCTGCCGCTTCCAGTGGCCACGGTCTGGCAGGCCGACGCCGTTTTCGTCAAAGCCGTTGAAATATGTAGCAGCAAAACTGAAAGTAGTTAGTCCTTCATATGTTCCAGCCGTGCCACATTGGGTAGGGGCTTCGACTTTATTGGCTATAAGTTGAGCGCCGTCATAAACATCGACCAGGAAATTGCCGGGGGTCCACCTGCCCGCGGGCTTGCCGTAGGCCTGGGAAAACGCACCGACTCGGCAACGGCCCTGGAAAACGTCGCGCACATGGATGCCTCCCAGCCTTCCCTGGCTGACGACTAACCGGTATTTCGCGGCAACGGCATTGGCGACCGGATCACCGTCGATCTCTGGTGAATCGAACCGGCAGGCGGATGCCCCAGGTGAGACAATCACCCCGCCGATGCCAGCGTCCGAGGGGCTGCTGCAGCTGTCGCCGATCCGCCGGCACCAGATGATAGGGGCTCGTTCAAGGAGCTGCACCGCCCGCTGGGGGGAGTTCCAGTCGCTGGCTGGTTCGACACCGCCGGTGGCCGAGACTTTGGCCGCGCCACCTAGGGCGGCAGGAGCGGCGGCGCCCAGGGCGATTGACGTTTTGCCATGCCGGGAGCCGCTGGGGCTGGAGCTCGAAAACGCAATCATTGGCGGAACTCCAGCCTGCAGGGGGTGCCGATGTTCTGCTGCGTCAGGAGCAGCGACGGCACCGAAACCGCAACCGGTGGCAGGGTCTGTTCAGCAGCGATCGTGAACCCCGTCAAGCCGCCTGAAACGGTGACGCTGCCCATCAGGACTGAATCAACCCGCACCAGGCCGCTGGCGACGATCTGGTAGTGGGTGAGATCAAAGAACCAGCCCGCGGCCTCCGCCTGCCGTGCCAGGGCCAGGGCCGCTGCGGAGTAAGCGCACGCGATCTGCACCGATGAAGCCACCAGGCCCGAATCAAACCCTGGGCAGTTGAACTCCTGATACCGCCAGGCCTGGGGCCCGTCACCGTCGCCTGCATCCCAGCTGCTGAAGGGGCTGTTGTTCACCAGGTCGAGCCGGTGCCAGCGGGCCCGGGCCACGCCGCCGGGGTCCATCCATTTGATGGTCTGGGTCCAGACGTAGGGGCCGGTGGCAGGCATCAGGCCATGCCCAGGGCCTTGCGCCCGTCATAGCTCTGCAGGTGGTGCCAGAGCTGGCCAACACCATCGGCCACCATGGCCTCGGCATCCTCGCGCCGGATCCACTGGGAGCCGTCGGGCTGCTGCTGGACTGGGCCGGTTTGAACCTGGATCGTTGGGGCGAAGGTGCCGCCTCTGGAGCCCCCGCCAGCAGCGGCACCCTGGCGAATGCCGAGGCCCTGGTCCCCCATCTGCGCAGCAATGAACTGCGGCACCTTCTTCTGAGGAACGATGTACTCGGGGCCCGCCTCGCCGGCCATGATCAGCGTTGGCCGATCCACCCGGCCGCCTACGGCAAACTGGGGCACCTGCACCGGTTGGATCATCCCCAACTGCGGACCCCGCACGGCGGCGCTCACCGAATTGGCCGCCTGAATAAGGCGGTTGATCTGCTCAATGAAGGCATTGACCGCCCGCCCTGCCAGGCTGAGGGCCGAATTGATCACCCCCCGCACCGTGCCAACGATCGATTCCCAGGCATCGGTAATGGGCTGCCCCAGGCCCACGGCATAGTCCCTCATCCCATCCATAGCCAGGTTCCAAGTTTGCCCCAGGCGTGCAATCAAGCCATTCTCTGACCCGATGATGGTGTCGATGAAGGCCGTCCAGTTCTCGCCCAGATTGGTGAGGATGTTGCTGGCATAGCTGCTGATGCCGTCCATCATTATGTTCCAGCCGCCGCCGATCATTGCGACGAATCCGGTGGTGGGGTTGGCGATCAGATCCCAGAGCCCCCGGAAGGCATCGGCGATCTGGTCGCGGAATGAGAAAACAACAACAGCCGTGGCCACGGCTGCCGCGCCGATCAGAATCGGGGCGGTCACGAACCCGGCAACCAGGGCAGCCAGGCCGGTGGCGACTGAGGCGATGGTGCTGGCCATGCCCGCCAGACCTGCTGTTACCGCCGGCATGGCCCCAGCCCAGCCGGCAAGAGTGGCCCCCAGGCCAAAGCCGGCAATGGTTTTGATGGCCATCCCAAGCCCAGCCACAACGGGCAGGGCGATGATCGCCGCTGCTCCAATAGCGCCAATTCCAATTGCTATTTGTGTGAGCAAGGGATTGAATTCGGCAAGTCCTGAAATTGCCCGAACTATTGCAATAAGACCAGGAACTAGATTATTAATAATTGGCACTATTAAGTTGCCTATTTCTATCTGCAGCGCTTCTACGTTATTTTTTGCTAGCTGCATTTGCGCCGCAGTAGTGCCCATTTGCACGCCAAGTTCTTTAGCCATTGATCCAGCGTAATTACCTGGGCCGGCAACAGCGTCTAAAGACTTTGCCAGGGTATCGACGTTCTGAATTAACGCAGGCAAAGCCCTTGTCTCGTCACCAAAGAAATCAGAAATTATAGACGCCTGCATTTCTTTGGGCATTGCCTTGATACGGCTAATAAAGTCTCTAATTGTAGGCTCGGCGCTCTCTTGCATTGCTTTGGCTAAATTTAGGCCTGCATCTTTCCCGACAAAGCCTAAGGTCTGCAACGCGGCAACCTGCCGTTCGGTCATCGAATTGCCCCGCGTCAGCGCTTTGACCATGTTGTTAAACGAGGTCGCGGCTACCTCCGTGTCAGCACCAGACGAGATCATGGCCGCGCCAAACGCTACTGTTTTTTCTGCTGCCAGTCCTGCCTGTTGTCCAACGGCGCCAGAACGCAAGGCAAACTCAACCAACTGGGAGGCTCTGGCCGCTGTTTTTTGGTCGAGGTAGTTCATGGCATCGGCCAACTTCATAACCTCGGTCTGAGTCATGCCAAGGCTGTTGCGCAACTTTGCTATAGACGTGCCGGCCTGATCTGCTGTCATCTCAAAAGCAACACTAAGGCCCGCCACGTCCTTGGCAAATGCCTTGACCTCGCTCCTGGCGATACCTGAAGCCCCTGCAGCAGCGTAAATCTCTGCAAACCCCTTGGCGGAAACGGGCAGTTGCTTGGAGAGGCCAATGATCTCAGTTGATATTTCCTTAATTGCCTTAGGTGTCTCCAGGCCATCCATGACTTTGCGCACGCGGGAAACACTGGTCTCAAAGTCGATGGCTGCTTTGGTGCTGGTCGCCAGCGCAACGCCAAACCCTGCAGCAGCAGCAGCAGCAGCCTGCCAGGATCGGCTGTTGAGCACAGCATCGAATCCCCGGCTGAAAGATGCGTCGATCCTGTTGAGGCCAGACAGGACCGACTGAAGGCGGGTGGCTTCTACGTGAACCACGCGCAACGACTCGGCCTGAGCCAGAGCCGCCCTGAGTTGCGCATCTGCTACTTCTCTTTTTTTGGCGACAATGTTTGTAGCTATTACTAGCTCTTCCTGTGCAATTCGGTTAGCGGTCCTGGCGGCCTCGGTCTGCCGCAACATCTCGGGCGTGATCTTGCCGTAGGCGCCAGCAGTAGAAACCACCGATTGGGCCCGCTGCAGCTCCAGTTGGGTGGCCGTCTTTTTTGCCTGGGCTGTCTTTAGTTCGCCGGCCAACTGCTCTTCTGTCTGCTTGCGCCGCAACTCCGCGCCCTTCACCTCCAGGGCCGCCATTTGGTTCTGGGCCGCTGCACGGTCCCTGTCGTTGTCCAACAGCTTCATCCGTGACGCCAGCACCTGCTTGTCGGCATCCAGGATCTGGATTGATGCTGCCGTGGCCGCAGCCATCTGACGCTCTATCCCGTCGGTGCTGAAGACGCGAGCATTCTCTTGGGCCGCCAGCTTGGCCGATTTCGACACACTGATCAAGGTGTCGGAGAGCTTTGTGACGCTGCCCATCCCTGCGACTTCGGCCCCAATTTTCAGAATCGCGTCAAAATTGACGGCCATCAGGAACCCCTCAGCAGTGTCAGCAGTTCCAGCTCAATGACGCGCAGATCATCCATCAGCGCAGCAACCGCGCCACGGCCGCGCCGCAGGCCCGCCAGGGCGATCACCGCCGGATAGTTGAGCCCGGTGCGCACTCGGTACGGATGCCCCTCTGGGGTGTACTCGGTGGCGTAATGCCATTGGGTCTGGACTTGGCACCAGAGCAGGAAGGCCTCCCAGTTCTCGGGCCATATCCAGCAGGTGGGCTCAATGGGTTCTGGCCGATCCTCGCGGGGCTGAGGCACGTAGACGATGCCCATGGCTTCGGCCGCTTGGTGCTGCCCGGCGTCCTCCTGCTCCCGTGTTTTGGCAGGCGCCTGGGTCATTTGCCGAAACCATTCCCTTGCGATGGCCTTGAGGTTGCCCGCTTTCCCAAAGTGTCGCTTTCCTTAGTGGTCATCTTGTAGTGAATGTTGAACCATGCCCCAACAATCGCCTGCGCCATGCCTTGCTTTTGCAAAACAGCCCTTCGATTTTGCTCGTTAAATTCCATCACTTCACCATTGCGGGTAAGATCAATCCATCCCACAAGGATTCTGCCAGCAAACTCAATATTTGTAACAGCCGCAACTGAATCACCAGGCAATAAATCGCCCCGTTTGATAGCTTGAGCTACAGCGTCAGCATCGTCAATTTCTTTTAATAATTTATTGATTTCTTCCTGCTCCATTCGCCTAAACATAGCGGTAAACACCTTGTCTTCGATTTTTCCATCATTCATTACAGCGCCCTTAAGCGCTACTTCGCAGGGGTAGTCGTCTTCAATGTCGATCAGATCGAAAGCCATGAGAGAAAATCAGGGGTTAAAGTTGACAGCTTGGGGTGATCAAGTCTGAACAATCGTCAGCTCTTGGTTAGCCGCTTCGGCAACCATCCGGCCCTGAAGCTGAATGTAGTTGCTATTCTTGACATTGACAAGGCTGGGCATTACCTGAACCTGTGGCAGGTTGAAGGTGTTGATGTTGCCAGCCACCGTACCGACTGGAAGCACCAACGCGCCTAGCTGAGAGTTAGAGGCATTGGTAAACACGTCTAATGTTTCAATTGGCAGCCGGGCAATTGTAAGGGTAAATGTTACGGTTCGGTCGGTAAAATCAATGTGAGGCACGCACCCGGCATTATCGTAATACTGGGTGATATTTTCAATGGTCAGCTCAAACGCCTCTACGCAAACTCCAACGCCGGCAAATGTCAGCGAGCCTGGTGTAGTGCTGGATGAATCAAACGGCACCGCATTAGCCAACGGCGCCGGATAACTCGGGGTTGGGTTGGCGACGGTTGCAGGGGGGCGGTAGAGGCCCATGTAGCTGGCAACACCGCTCAATGGCTGCCCAGCCTGGCCGCTGATTACCAGCTTGCTGACTCGACCGCCAGCGGCGGAGTACACCACGCCATCGCGGTGAAACCGTGCGGTGTGGGTGACCGCCGGTGGGGGCCATGCCAGGGCATAGCTCACGCTGCCGCTGCTCCCCGCGACCACGCTGGAATTGAAACCCGCAGCCAGCATCACCGGATTGAGGGCCGAGATCGCGCCACGGGTGCCCGAACCCGCAAACTCAAACGGAATGTCAGCAGAAACCTTGCGCTCGGTGATCGCCGCCGCTCGCTGCGCACCAGGGCGAGCGCCTAGCTGTGTTCGCTCAACCTCGACCCAGTCAGCCACATTGGGATCGAACGATCCGCAAGGGATCGCGTTAGCCCCGGTCAGTGTTACCGCTGTGCCGCTGGTTACTTCGGGGCCCAGCAGGAAGATTTGGTCGCGGTAGGGCATCGGTCGAATCCTCGGGGGGTGATGGTTGAGGGTCTGGCTGGTCGGTGTCAGGGGGCTCTACAGCGGCAGAGGGCACAACCTCTTGCCAACCGGCTTGGCCCGGTTCCCAAATGAATTGCCCAGCCCCTTGGGGGAGCGGGGGAGGCGTGGGGGCTTCAGTGCTCATCTGATCACGGTCACATCAGACTCTGCGGTCTTGTAGGTGACAGTGTAGAGGAGCCTTAGCCAACATGCCTGCAAATTGGGATCGGGAAACGCCCGCCCGTCTGACTGAATGCTTTGGCATAGCCCTCCCAAGTTGCGGGGCGGGGCCATGATTCTGCTATGGGCCGCCACGTAGAACGGGTCCAGCAGCTGCCAGTTAGGGGGGTCTCCCGGTTGCCGGGGCATCGAGATAGTGAGCACCACCGGCATGATTGACAGCACCCTGCAGGTGTCTGCGATCTCGTCCCTGGATCGGCCCTCGTTCACGTCGCCTTGGTCAATTCCGATCACCACCCCATCACCAGGCCCCGCCACGCGGGAGGCATCTAGAAACAACTGGGGGCGGCGGTTGGCTGGGTTGCCGACCAGCCACGGAATGTCGGACTCCCCCTCGGGAGCCGCGCCCTGCAGCAGATCGGCCAGGGCATCCATGATCCGGCAAGAGATAGAGAGCGTCATGGGTCAGGGGTGCGGTCCTGTTGAGGCTCGGTGAGTCCTGTTGCGCCGGGAGGGTCGTCCAGCTTTGCCAGCAAGGTGGCACCCAAACCGGCCGCCGCAAGCGAGCCGGATCCAGCCGCTGTCCATGCCTGAAGGCAATCGTTTTGCCGCCGCTGGCACACGTGGTAGGCCCCCCCGACCCCAATGACTGGGGACGACAGAAGGCACAATGCAATCGCCCTGGTAATGGCGTCTCTGGCGTTCATCTCCGTTCCCTCGCTATGGCCATGAGTGACAGGCTGGTGGTTTTTGGTTGAGGCATTTTATCCCAAATAGCTATTGCCTGCATTATCAACCAACCTGCCAGTAATGCTCCGCCGCTACAAAAAGCCATTTTGATAAATATGCCGCCCATATCATTCTGTAAATCTTTAACAGCCTTAACTAGGTCTTTGTTACTTTCTTTACAAGCGCTTACATCTTTCTGAAGCGAAAGAATCTCTAGGTCATGTTCCCTTAATCCTTCAGCGTGTTCCTTTCTTGAGTCTGCATGTTCTTTTTTAATTTCTGATATTGCGGATTCTGTCCGTCCTTGGCTTTCGCGCACGTTTGTTAAATCGTATTTTATAGACGTGATATCTTTAAGTTCTTTTTTGACCTCTGAAAATTCCTTACAAGCGCGATTTAGCATGTCAAGCAAGCCGCTAATTGCGCTTGCCGAAATATACCCGTCTGGACTGGGGTGTTCTTCGCTCACGGCTTCAGCCTCTTAGCCATCCAGCGCTGTACCAATGGAATAGCAGTCAACACCCACCACGCCGCTGGAAACAAGACCAGGTGCAGCGCCGTCATGGCGACAACATCCCATAGATCCATGGTTAGGCGGGAGGCGGAGTCATGGCGATTATAGCCTCATTGAGGGCAGTTACAAAAGCCTCCGGCAAATTGCATCGCACAGCCAAGGCCAGAAATTCCTCGATCAAAGGCGCTTTGTTTTGCTCAGGCTGTACCGAAACAATCAGCAAGAGTCCTTGCAAATATTCGGCAAAATCTCCTTTGTCTTGGAAACGGTCTAAACGAGAATGCGAAAACGTCACCGCAAGGCGAGCGCTATTATTTTCAGAATCCAAGGCTAGCGCCAGTGCATTCACGTACCCGTTTTCGGTCAGGATTGCACGCCGGAATCCCGTCCAATCGGTATTGGTTGCGCCGTTGATTTGGTAATACGCTTCGGCTGCTGTGATGCTATTAAACCAACTCCAGCCATGATATGGGTAATTGTATGAATCCTTTTGGGACGCAAGCAGCGGTTCAGCATTTGGCAAGTGAACCGAAGTTGGAGCACAACGCAGCTCGCCATCCAGAAACCGGTAGAATCCTGCTGTCATGCTGTTACCGTCCAGTTTTTGGCAGTGGCGATACTTTGATTATAGCCGCTTTGATTGATGCCGTAATTCCCAGTTACAGTAATTATTTGGTTTGTAGCAACGACCGGGAGACCGGCAAAGATTTCATTCAAGGCAACCGCTGATAGTTGACAGTTTGCCACTGTAAACGAAAACCGCATACCTGACATAGGTATGCGCCTTACAGACGGGCAGCTGCTAAACATGTTAGCGCCATTACCAGCAGAAGTTACGCCACTCAAGTTAAAAACTGGCAGCTCTACTAAATTTGGCATTACCTGACAAATGTTTGTAAAATTTGATATATTTGCCGTTGAGCTTGGAAACGCCGGTATTTGTTTTACGCTTGTTGAAGCATACATGTTACTCACATTAGTTAAAGCAGCAATTGAGCCCGGCAACGCTGGAAAGTATTCCGCATTAAAACAATTATTAAACATCTGCGAAGCAGACTGGACCTTTGCGGCAGTGCCTAAAAATACCGGGAAATTTTTTAGGCCGCTGTTTAGGTAGTGACTGGCCAGGGTCGTCACTTCAGATATGCCGCTCGGGAACGCTGATACACTTCGCAATGAAGGGGTATTGCTATACATGTTTGCCATATTTGTCAGAACACCACACGCGACTACGTTGACTCGTTCCAAAAGTCGATGGCCAACGGCAGTACCGCCCAACGTATAATTAGCGCCGGTAACGTTGGGAACCGAAATTGCAAGATCAAGCCAACCACTTGTATAAGCTTGCAGCCCTGTCTGATTATGTTTTGCTTGTAAATTTATGACGGTTAAATTTTGACCAGCTTGAGGGGTAATTGTTACGATTGCTATTTTGTAGGGCAGCAGTGTAGCGCTGCCATCATTGGTCAGCGTAACAGGATTGCCGCCAAGGGTAGCAGAGATTTGAAACGTATTTGCTGTAGGGTTGACAACGTAATATCGCCGGCCTTCGATTAATCCAGTTGTCGTAACAATGCTATAGAATGGGAGTGCTGTGCCAGCGTTAAAGCCGTGGCCCGCTAGATTTACCGTGTTAGTTGACGCCGTAAAAGTTACAGGCTTATTGGTGCCGGCCAGTGCGGCGTTATTAAAATTAAGTTCATAGTTTGCCTGGGTATTGCTTGCGTTATTTATTGTTGTTCCATCGCCGAAATTTATTGTGTAAGCGGCTTGGCCATTGAAGGCAAAAAAGTTAGCGCCATTTCCTGTACCATCGCCGGGCCAGACGGCATAGAGACCAACGATTTTTTGCTCGCTTGCCAAGACTGTTGGGATCGCTGGCCAGGCGGGGTTTCTGACCCATTCATCCACCAACTGAGTGGTGGTGGTTCCGCCGCTCTCGCCGCTTGCTACAAGAGTCGTGCCTAGATAGATTTCGCCTAAAGTAGATGGCATTGTATTATGGAATAATAATGTATAAAGTATTTTCGTCTGGCGTTGTTATTGCATTATAGTTTGCTTTGGTAAGTTTAACAACATTTACGACTTGGCTTGCGCCAGTGATGCCAGCTGGAACCGTTCCCACTGCGCTCAGATTGCTGCGTGCGGTTGCTGTGTTGGCCAAGTCGCTGAGGTTATTGGCCCTGACCACCAGTCCTGAGAGGTCCTGATCGCCCGTGTTGGTGCCGCTGCTGGTGCCGCTGAAGGTGCCTGATTGCAGGGCCAGGGTGCCCAGGCCCGTAATTGTTCCCGCTGCTTGCGTCCCGGTGTGGTTGGCACGGCTCAGTAGATAGGCGTCGGTTTGGTTTGCCGTCGCGCCGCTGGCAATGCTGTCAAGCTTTGTTTTTGCCGAGCTGGCCGCCCACCATGCAGCAATGCTCTGGAACACCCGTAACGGGTTGTACGCGACTCGAATCGTGCTAGTGCCGGCCTCTGCATCCGCCTGGGCAACCGTGGCTGCGCTCCACTCGCGAGAGTCGCTGAGGCGGCTGTCGTTGGTTTGAACATAGCCAGCGAGGGCCGCCGGTTGCACGGCAGTCGCGGCCAAGTTCCCTTGCGCTGCGGTGGCATAGGCCGCGTTCCCCTCGGCGGTCGTCAGGTACTGCGGATGCGGGTCGGTCGCGGCTTCATGCGCCGCCACCACCGCCGCAGGAGCAGTGGTGGCGGCAAAGTCGGTGGCGGCTGACTGCGCCGCCGATCCCAGCCCCAGGCTGGTGCGGGCGGTTGTTGGGTTTAAGCCCGTGCTACTGCCGTCCCAGCGGAGCCGCTCGCTGTAGGCCGCGTCCCACTCGGTCTGTTTCGCGGTCGTTGGCAGGCTGTAGCCGGCGGCAAACGTCACCCCCAGCAAGGCGGTGCCGCTGCCGCTAACGCTGAATCCCGGTGGCATGCTCAACGACGGATACCCACCACCAGGACCGGCCGTGACGGTCAGGGCCCCGCCAACGATCGCCAGGCCCGAGCCCAGCGTGAACACTTGCGCCGCACCCGAGCCGCTTTCGCGGCCCAAAATCCCTGCCGTCATCGTCAGGCCACTGCTGCCAATCTCACCAGGCTGCACAGCCGTCGTGGCCAGAGCGCCCTGTGCTGCGGTGGCCGCGCCCACGTCGCCAGGGCCCAGTACCGAATTTCGCCACAGCCCATCAGCAAACCGCCGCAGAACTTGCGCCTGACTATCGGGCGCCCCGGTAATCAGGACATCATGCAGCTCATAAAGCTCCTGGCCATTGGAGACCCTAACATAAAGAATCCCGCTAGTACCAGCCCCTTGTTTTATGCAATATCCACAGACAACGCCATGCCCTGGCTGGGTTGGCCTGGTGGTTGCTAATGCTCCCGTGGTTTCACTCAACCAAACGATTTGCCCTTCCGTTAACGCTGAAGTATTAAGACCATCAAGCAAGCCACGCTCTATCAAAATGCCGTTGGAATTATTAGGTATCTCTGCTTCTGCCAGCCCCAGGGTTTGCGATGCCGTCGCCTCGCTGGATGCGTCAGCCAGCGCCACGGTGATGGCTGTTCCGCTGCTGCCCGTTTGATAGCACGGAGCGCCCTTGGGGATGGTGACGCCTGAATTGTTTCTAATCGGGATCCTGATTATTCGAGCGCTATCGACAATGATTGAGTCAAGTTTTGCCTTGTCGTCGGCACTTTCCAGGCCGGCCAGGGTGAGGCTTGCCAAGGGTACCGGTGCATCGGCCCCGGTCGAGGAGGCAATCGTCAGCCCCTCGGCCGTGCGGTTGACAATTGATAGATTGGTGGGGTCGCCGGGGCCGCCTTCCCCCGTGCCGGTGGGATCAAACGGCAGATCGTTAAACGCAGTGCCGATAAGCACATCGTTAACAACACGGCCATCTTTCCCGGTTTTGCTGCGCCCGGTTGTTAGATTTGCCGCGTCAACTTCCCACCATTTTTCACCTTCAAGTAATATGAAATTCTGGGCCGTTGCCTGGGCAAAGGTTGATGTTCTTTGGCGAAATAGCGCTTTTTGCTCTTGATATGGCATTACGGATCACCGTCGAATATCAGGATCGGCGGATCCATGGGGGCGGGATCGTTGGTCGTGCCGCTTGGGTCGCCGTTGAGGATGACATACAGCGGGGCTGGGGCGTCAACCCTGGCTAGCTCCACCATGCTCCACCCCAGCTCCCTGGCCTCACTACCTGGGACTGGCTCGGGCCCGCGCACCGCCTTAAATGCAATGCCATTGGCAACGACAAAAGCGTTGTAATCTAAATGGCCAAATTCTGCAGTTCTAATTTTTAACAGCCAAGGAACAATCCTTACCTGGCCATCAAAAATTAATTCGTAGTTTTCCTCCAAAAAACCACGACCAGAAACGGCGCCAGCAATTACGCTGACGCCGCCCATGTGATCCAGGGCCGCCCGATCTGCATGGGCCGATAGGCGGGCCCAGCTCATCAGAAGGCGCCGTTAAGGCGGACGTGGGCCAAGGCGTCGCCAGAGGCATAGGCAGCAGTTTGGGTTGGCACCGCCGGCACGAACACACCGATAAGGGTGTTGCCGCTGGCGCTGGCAGTTACGTTTTTGTTGGTGTCGTTCCAGTAGGCCCGTGCGCCAAGGCTGGCGGCGGCGCCAGTGGCCTTGGGTAGCTGCCATACGCCTACAAGGCTGAATTGCCCGACCTCGCCGTTAGCCAAGGCCGCCAGCGAAACACCAAAAACAGCGCCAATCAAAGCACCAGCGCCTGACGCAACCGCGTAAGGAGCGGGAAACGGCATCGTCTTGCCTTCTTGAATTTCGTTTTTAGCCATTGAATTAGCTCAGGAATGGGATGGGATGGGCTGAAAGTTGTCAAAAGAAAGCATTGATCAATCAACGCCAGAAGAGCGATAGATAAAGCGATAGTCGCTAAGCGTGCAGCCCCAATACATGCGAAACAGAAATTCCAAGCAGTCAGGATTCCGCTTGGTTTCAGTGGTCAAAGTTGGGCCGCTTTCGCCCTGAAGATACCCTTGAACAATTCCCTTAGAGGCTGTTTTTGCCGCCATAACGTACCACTGAAGTGCGCTAGCGCTATCAAGCCGAGCAGAGTAAATGTCTTCAATAGCACCTGAATAAGAAGAAGTTGCAGGCCCGGCATTACCTGTAAGCTGTGAAGGCATGTAATTGTTTGGCCTTAGGAATTGCTGCATAGGCCCGCGCAGAGCAGCAGGGGCTAGCGTCAAGGCTGGATCCAGCTCCAGCGGGTTACCGGCTGGGTCGGTTTGCGTAGACAATTTCAGAACAGCATTGTTCCATCCGGTGTTGCCAATAGTTCCGGTTCCAGTGTTGTTATGACTGGCATGGAACAATGGCAGACCATCAATACCAACGTTTGCGTTGCCAGTGATAAGGCCGTAAATGCCTTTAGCCTGAACACGCCGACCGCCTCGGCCAAACATATCAGGCACTTCGGCTAGTCCGCTAAGGTCGTCATTGATAAACACTTCTTCAGCAACACGCAAACCCCGCGTATATTTGCTCAACTGCCAAGTCACTTTCCCGTCTTGAAGAGTGGCGAATTGATATTCACCTCCTTCTACTCGGGCGTCCGCTTTAGTCTTGTCGGTTGGCTCGCCATTTACCACCCTGATAGGCTCAAGATTGCCAGCGATAAACACCTGATTGGCAGGCTTTAAGTCGGGCAAATCTTGACGAGTTGAGAAAAGCTCCCATCTATGGTTTTCCTCGGCCCACCCGTCCATCATTGTCTTGTTGGCAACATTCGCCAGCAAGTTTGTAAAATCGTCGCTGGTATGCAATGCCAACGCAATTAGCTGGTGAGCGGATCGGCCAATTGTGTTATGGCCTCGGCTTTCAGCAAAAACGCGGGTGATCTCCATCATCCGCATTCCGGCATAAGGCCGGGCCGCGTCGCTCATAGCCTGCTCAGGCCTGATCTTGGCCCAGATCGCATCCTGTAATCCGGTCATCAGCGTATCCCCCGCGTCGCGGGTGACCTGGATGCGAGCAGGGTGGCCCGCCTTGCTGGCGACAGTTTCAAGCGGGCCGGCGTGGGCCCTCACGATTTCCAGGGCAACATCAGCAAACGGCTTTCCGCTGTCAACCATGGCCTGCACCGCGATGGGAGCGATATTGGCCTCGGCCGCGCAACGGCGAATTTCAATTTCGCGCTGTGCATTGGCTAGGGCAACTGAATCCGCAACAGCGACCGAGACAACAGGGCTGGCAGCTGCTTGCACTGCTGCAGGGGCAACAGGGGCAACAGGGGCAACAGGAACAGCTTCAATGGAAGCAGCCACGGAAGGCGCTTCAGTAATGGCGGCCGGTACGCTCCCGGCCTGATCTTGCGTGGGCATGTTTTCAGCTCGGGAGTGTTCAGGGTGATCTCCTGATTCTATTCTAACCATTGACGCCAGGGCCTTAGATACCCACCCTGGAGGGTCTGGGAAGCGTCCCGCAGGCAACGGCGGGACGCTGGCCCGCACATCTACCGGATCGATCACTGCATCAATCAGACCAGCCGCCAGGGCCGCTTCGGCGGTGAACCAGGTGCCGCCCCCCTGGGCCGCGCCCATCCACTCCAGGATCTGCTCAACCGATTGGCCCGATGCCTTGGCATAGGTGGTGGAATAAACCTGGGAGTGAACGCGCAGCATGGCCGCAGCGGCATCCATCGAATCGGCGTCTCCAACCGATCCACCCCAGCAGTTATGGATCATCAGCAGGGCATTGCTTGGCATCAAGCGGCGATCACCCTTGGCCTTGCTGATGGCCATTGGGACAATCGAGCCGGCAGATGCCACCAAGCCATCCACCACATAATCCTTTCTACCCTTGTAAGCCGCCAACACGTTATGGATTGCAATCCCTTCGGCCGCCGCGCCGCCAGGCGAAAACAGGTGAATCTCCACATCACGCCCCCCTGCAGCGTCCAGCGCTCGGGCTACGTCATCAACCAACACGTCAACCCCCACTTCGCCATAGAGCCGCAAAACTGGGGCAGTGGCGGCGGCTTTAACGGTTACTCCTGGGGCCATTGATGCTCAGATGCTGAGGGTAGTTTAAGTGGTCAGCGCCATCAGTCCGGCGGGTCGCTGCCCTCTTCTGCGCCAGGGTCAGGCGCTGAGTTGGTGAATGCAGACCCTGCCGGGCGAGCCTGGGTTACGCCAGCATTGGAAACCAACGCGGCATCTGTACTCAGGATCAGGCTGGCGTTCCTGGCTCTTTGCATATCTCTGCTCAGCTCTTCAATTACTTCTTCAGGCACATAGCCAAATGATAGCTGTACTTCTGACAAGCTCATAAATCCAGCCCTCACCGCCAAAATCAGCGCTGGAATTTCCTTGGTTGGGTCAATCATCTCCCGACGCGGCGGGGTATGGGTCCAGCTCATTGGCCCTTTCAGCAGGCCAACCATCCGGGCTAATTCGTCATGCCACTCACACACCGGCGCCAGCATTCCGGGGATGGAAACTTTCCCCCGTAAATAAGCAATTCGCCTACTAAACTCAAGCCATCCGCCCCTAAAGCTCGAATAATTAACGTTTGACAAATCACCCGTCATTGATTCATAGGTAATCTCGTAGGCTGCTGCTACAGCATGGGCGTACTCACGATGGGTGCTAACAAAATCACCAGAGCTTGGCGGAGTAAATGCTTCAAAAGCTCGACCGGGGGGAAGATGCTCAACCGCGCCAGGCTCAATTTCGTCAAACCCAAAACCTTTACCATCAGCTTTTAGTGCTGCGTAATTGCTCTCTTGCTGTACATCAGAATCAGTTGTAACCCCAAAAAAGCAAGCTGAAATTTTATCTTTCATCTGCTGAGCCGCCCTAATGTCGCCCATATCACGCAGGGTCAAAATCGCTGCCGTGCCAAACGGAAGCCCCATCCGCTGGCCAGCCCGCCTGCAGTCAAAATGTAAACTTATCTCTTCTTTTGGCACAAAGGTGCTTTGCACCCTAACGCCAATACCTAGCGACGTTTCGCCAGGGTGGCTATCTCTAATCCAGTAACCCATCAAACGGCCTGCGCTATCAAACTGCTGGCCAAATAAAATGTCTTGAGAATTGTCTTTATTAAAATCTAACCAGTCAGGCTCAAGCATCTGCACTTGCAAAGGCACTATTCCGTAACGCTCAAACAGTTCGGGATATATCCGTTTTCGCACTAGAACGGCGCCGCGTACCGCTGTAGTTCTGGCCCCAACGGATTGATTGCCGTACCAATCATGAGTACCGTAAAAATCGCTATGTCGTGATTCCGCCCAGGTATTATAGCTTGATTTATATTTGCTAGTTGCGCCTATGGGAGTGCTCATAATCCCATCGCCAATCCAATTATTTATAATCACACCAATCGCTCTGGAGGCGTAGGCATCGTTATCGGCAAGATCTTGGTGCCGTTTGACCAGCCAGTAGTACGCCTGACGCAGATCGCTATTGGGGCCGCTGTTGTTTGTCCACCAGCCAGAGGTTCGCCGGGTGTCCTCTGCGGCCTCAAACCGGGCCATGGTGCGACGGGCGAATTCCCGGTCGTCCCTTAGCCGCTTGCCTTTTGCCTTGCTCTTACCCTTACCCATCAGGTTGGCCGAGACATGCTGAGGTAGGTACGCCGCAAGCGGGGCTTCGAACCGCTTTCCAGCTCTGCCGCCATTACAGCTTCAATGCGGCGCATTTCGTCAAGGCTTCGGTAGGTCAACTGCCGGCCGTCGCTAAACCGAACGCTTAAAACCCCCTCCGCAATTGCGTTGCGTAGCTCCTGTAATTGGGTCAGCGTATAGGCCATGGCCCCATCTTACCTCTTTAGCCAGCCTTTGCGCTTGGCCGGGCCGCCTGCGCTGGAGCTCTTCAGCCAGCCCGATCGCTGGGGGTCTCGGGCTGGGGGCGCCACCCCTCCCCCTCCCACCCCCGGCGCCTGGGTGCCCAGGCTGCGGGCGAGCTGGGCCCACATGGTTCCCTTGGCATAGCGGCGGGACACCAGCAACATTGCGGCATAGGCCATCCTGGTGCAGTCGCCGCCTTCGTCGTTGCAGCCTGGGGGCTTGATCCAGTGGTATTCGGTGCGGGCCCTCGTCTTGGGGACGTACTTCCAGGGGAACAGCTCCCGCAAAAACTCATCTGTGGAGGCCTGCCCAAAATGCAGGTATCGAGGCCCCGGCTGCTCAACCCGAAGCATGGCCTTGAGCATGTTCACGCTGGCGTCGTAGCCAGTGGTGTAGAGCAATCCACCGCGCCGGGTGACTGATTGATTTTTGCGGTTGACCTCCGTCGGCTTGCCCTTCTGGATGATCGGCAATCCTTTGGTGCCCGATCCTTTCATGGCCACCCACCGATCATGGCGAGCCCGGCAGAAGTCCTCGACCTGTTTGCTGCACAAGCCGCCATGGTCAACGCCCCCCAGGTTGGCCTTCATGGTCCCCCCGTCCTGGCGAGCCCAAGCCTTTTGGCTGATGATGTCCAACTGCTCCCATACATCCGGCTGCTGGGGGTCCCCCTCGATCTCGAAGTGGGCAATGTGCCACCCTTCCTCGCCGGTCCCCCAACCCCAGAGGGTGTAGACCAGCCGCTCACCCACGGTGCCGCCGCCGCCCTGCACGTCCACACCATCGGTCAGCAGAAGCACTCCGGTCGGAATGTCCCATTCCTCGCCGTCCCATGGGTAGCCATTGCCAAAGCCTGCATTTTTGCGGCGCTCGGCCAAGCCGTCGCCGGTGAGCTTGCTGGTGATCTCATCGGCCCACGGCACCCCTAAATCTGTGTTGTGAAACGTCTGCATTGGCGCCACGTTACCCATTTTCATCTGTTCCAGCGCCACCCGATGCCGAGCCACCAACTCGGGCCACATAGCCGCTCGGTGGTAGGACATGCCAGGGCCTACCTGCTGTGATCGCCAGATCGGCACACCGTTCCGCAAAACTTGCTTGCTGCGATCCAGGCCTAGCGGGCAGGCCCAACCAGCCGCCTTGTCCATTGAATACAGGTTGCTGTAATCAATTGGGGTTTCGCAATGCTCGCAACGAATCCGCCCTTCATCAGGGCCCTCCTTTATAAAATTTTCCCAGCGCAGTTGTTGATAGTGATTGCAGTGCGGGCACGGATAATATCTATACTGTTGATCGCCTTTCTTAAAGGCTTGCTCCATGTAATCGTTAGGATATATTGGCGTGCCGCCAATCGTAAAAAACGGATCCCAAATGTTACCGGCCCGTTGAAACAGGTTTCCAATGGTGTCACCTTCGGGGCTATCGTAAGTGGCTGGCTCCTCGAACAGAATTGGGCTTCGCTCCACCCGACGACCAGACCGGGGCGTTGCGGCGCTTACCAAGTGGATCAACGCACCATTGACAAGCTGTTTAAAATCGTAGCTATTTTTTAACGCTCCTTTTGTTTTTTTGTTATTTAATTGTCCTTTTAATCTTGGGATTCCATGATTGTCGTCAAACATTGAATCTATATCTTCGGTGCTGTATTTCTGTACTTCAGAGTCTGTAGGCTGCACCAGCATAATCTTAGACCGGCGCCAGTCGGAGAAAAACACAATTACCGCTTTCACATACTCCGACCAGCCAACCCGCGACGGCTTCTGGCAAACCATGCACTCAACTTCTGGGTCAGTTGGCGCTAAAAACCAATCTTCCTGATATGGCCTAGTACGCCATTTTTGCCGGCCATCAGTTGCGCTTGTCACATAGTAGTGAGTGTTACTATATTCCAGCATCGTCATAAACGGCTTAGGCTTTACCATCGCGGCAAGCCGTTTGGCCATCTTTCGGATATTGCGATCAATCATTCTGGTAGTTCCTCAAACTCATTAGAAGATACAGACTCAAAAATCTCGGATATAACCCTTTCGATCTCGCTTAGTTCTTCGTGAGTAAGGTGGGGAATCATTGCCTTGATTCGCTTATGAGCTGAGCTTGCTAAGGTGGTTAATTGGAGTAGGACAGCATTATAGGCTATTTCCATGTCTTCAATATAAGCTAGCTGTTTTGCTTTTTCCATTCGCTCCATTCGAGCAATCAAACGCTTTTCGCGTTCGTGCAACGCTCGCTCCTTGTTAAAGTCCGCTTTTTCTGTGTCTGGATCGTCGTCCAGTCCGTCGATTGGATCGGCGGGGCTTGCGAGCGTTTTCGCCCTTGCTTTAGGCAATGACCTGGGCTTTGCCGGCTGCTGATTTTGTTTGGCCGTGGGCGCCTGGCCTCCCGGCGTGGCAACCTTCGGCCTGGGCTTCTGGTCTTGGCCGGCATTGGTACCACGCGGCGCTGGGTCGGTGGCCTGGGCCCACTGTTCATCAGCCAGTGTCGGATCAATCTCCCAGCCCTTCCCCTGACGCTCAACCGCTGGAGGCTGCAGCCGACCCGCTTTAATCGCCCTGAGCACCGAAACATGGGTGGCCCCCCGGAGACCCAGGGCCTGGCGGTGATCGGCGTACTGCTGGAGGTTCACTCTGCCCGCGTCACCAGGATTGGATTTGTACCCATTGCCATATTGTAACCAGCTACGTACAAAATAGGTTACAACCCAGTGATGCTAAGCGATTACGCCAATCGCAGATTGTCTACGGCAAGGGTTGTACCTTTATTGAGAAGCGTTATCAACAGAAAGATCGCGCGCGAGTCTACCCACGACCAAGACCCCTGTCGGAGGACCCAAGCCATGGGGGGGGGTGCCTCATCGTGCCGTCTTTAGCGCCTCGGTCACATATCGCTGCAGTGCGGGCCCCCAAGTCCTGCTGACGCTCTCCTGGGTGATCTTCTGAATCGGCCAGCGCTTCGGAATGTTGGGCAGCTGGTTGAAGAGAATCAGGGACTCGAGCCGATACCTGCGCATCTTCCCTGAGCCGATGCGACGGTAGACGCCAGGCCGGAGCTTGCCGCGGCGCTTGTCAAGCATGAAGGTGTCAGGCCCACCCTTAAGCGCCTTGACGGCTGCTGACTTAGACATGTTGCCCGATGCATTGAGCCGTGCCCCGCGCCCAGGGCGCCATGCTGGGGCAGCCGTAAGGCGCCGCTCTGATGGCCTTTGGGGCCTAACGCCACCCTGGATGGATGGCAGCAGGTAACGCTTTTGGATCTCTTGAGGGGCCAGTTCAGCGATCAGGTTGCGCTTGTTGCTGAATCTGGAGACCCTGTAGGCCCGTTGGGTGAACTGGGTGGGCCGGTCGAAATATTGGTTGGTTGACTGGTTGAGATCTTTGGACGCCCCTTTGGCAACTTCATTGAGGGCCCTTGATGCTGCAAAAGGCATTTGGTTCTGAATCCCCGCCAGCCATGCCTGAGCCTTGTTAATGCCGCTGCTGTCGATGTCTAGGCGGATATTCGCCATCTATTCCCCCGTCAACCCCATGGCCTGGAGATAACGCGCCCACTGCTCCAGTGTGAGCACGACGCGCCATGTGCCGCCCTTGAATCGAATCAGGCTGGCGGCGTGGTCTGCCTGAGCGTTAATGCGTTGCTGCTCTGCCGCTGAGGGCTTGACCCTGGCAGCGGCTGCGGTATCGGCCCAGTTGGCAACCTGCACAACATGGCCTGGGACGCCGTCAAGGTCGCCGGTGTCGTCTGCCCTGCCTGCCCCCAACTTGCGGCGAACAAGAAGCCCTAGGGCTTCGGTGAGCAAGGCCGCAGCTTCCAGCTCCCCTCTGTCGCCTTTTGCCTTGGAAGGGTTCGCCATGCTCCCAACCCTACCTCAAATTTGGCCTTGCAGGTTGAACCACGCGCCGGTAGTGCAAACCATTAACAGCCCAACCTTTATCAATTGAACCAGAAATGCCAGACTTATTAACAAAAGCAGCAACAGCTGCTTCTTTTAATGATTTATACCGTTGACCTGTTTCGATACATTCGACCTCAACAAGTTGCCTCAATCGCGGCAATTTCATGGCTACAATCTTAGAAGCCCGTATTTCCGAGTCAAATAGCTGAGTAAGCTCTGAATGACCAATACCCCCAAACTGGCAAGGATGCTTTCTGGCAAATTTCCAAAGGTTATCACGCGACACAAAACGATGACCTTTGTTTGGATTGCATGACTGAATATATTTAAGCTGCTTTGAATCTAACCAATAACTTATACGATCATAGCTATGGCCTGTAAGTTTTTTGATTGCCCCGGTTGAAATATATTTACCTTCTGATCTGGTCGATAGCCCCATAGACCAGGCTTTGGAGCGGAGGGAATTCCAGGACCTGGGGGGCCTGCGGCGGTTGAATTCGGCAACCAACAACCTCATGGGCAGCTCCCCTGCCAGCTCGGTAAGCAGTTGGATGTCTTCGGGAGTGTATGGCTTTGGCTTGCGCTTGGGTGCTGGCTGGGTCATGGCTAGTGGTGAAGGTGTTGGCACTGGAAAGGTGGGCAAGGGGTCAAGAGAGGTCAAGCTTTTTGAAATCACCCCC